GCTGCTGCTACTGCTTCCTCGGCGGTTTTTCGGACATACAGGCTCCAGGTTACGTCGCCGCTGTCGGTCGCCAGCGCGGCGGATAGTTCAAGCATCTGGCCGTCGAAGAACTCATTGCCCAGGCGGAACGGGCCGATTAAGGCATAATCGTCGATCGCGGTATCGTCGTCTTTTGCCGCCGCCGGGTGCTCGTATCGCATCCAGCCGCTGTCTTGCCCTACCCAGAGCCCCCGATGGATACTGAGGTCGCTGGAGCGATTGAGGACAGCCGTTGGAGTGTAATTCACCGGCAATGACTCTCGAAAGAAACCCTTGGCTGTCCAATCGAACCACCAGTGGTCGCGAGGGCTGCGGCCAAGCGGCGTCACATAAATGTGAATCCCGCGGCCGCGAGAATTGTATGCCATGAATATTTCGTGCTGGTGCGGATCAATGTCCTTTAACTCTCGCGGCAAACGATCATGGGAGATCGGCTCGGGATATGCGCTCGCGCTTGGTGACAGCGCATACAATCCGTCGCGAGACAAGAATATCAGCCATTGGTCGGGCGTGCGACACCACGCCTGGGCGCCGACCACGCCTGTCTGAGCCAGCGATGACAGCCGCCCGCCAAACGCTGGATCGCCTCGCATAATCCACATGGTTTCATGGCAGCCGAAAATCAGATAATCCTCGGTACCTGGAATTAACGCGGTAATGCTGTCCCCCATGCGACCGGCTTCCGAAAGCGGCCCGGCGACAGCGGCGCCGACATCTTCGGCCGAATAATCCCAATCGTACGGATTTCCCTGACGGCACATATACCAGCCGGTTCCTTCGGCCAGGACAATCCGGTCGCTGAATTTGGCGATATGTTTGCCGGCCAACGGCAACGAGCCGACAACGACAAGACTGGTCCACTCCGTCAATGATTCATCGGCCGGGTTATACACCATCGGCGCGCCATTTCTAATTTCCCCCGCCGCCAAATAAGCGCTGGCGAGCTGAGTGTCCGCGGTTGACCACGTGCCTGCATGGTCAACGGTGAAATTAGAATAGGTCGTATGGTTTATTGCCGTAATTCGATAGCAACCCTCAACCCCGTTGGCCGGGGCGCCCTCTCTTGCGAAACGTACAATGAAAAAATCGCCTGTGCTCACCAGCGCCTGCTGCGCGGCGTTTAGCAGCGGCGTTTGCAAACACTGTCCATATGTTCCATGGGTGCCGACATAAGTTAAAGTCGGAAACGCCAGCACGGGATCGAACGTGTTGCCAATATACAATTTTTGTTCGTAGTCAACCGCCTGGAAAGATTTGTCGGGCTGCATGTTTTCCGAAACTGCCAGGGCCAACGCGCCCCGCATATTTTCTACATACAGGTCGCCGTTAACACTGGCCGCAAGAACGTTGCGAACCTTGGGCGGCTGGTTGGCGACGCTGTCAGCCGAAATTACTGCAACGCCGGGATCGTACCCGTCCGGGCGTTTGTAGTATCGCGCGTCATAATGGTTAACGAGACTCTTCTCGCCGGATTCCGTGCATTGCACGCTGAACCCGACGCCGTACCGAAACAGTACGCGGTTGGCTGCTGGCAATCCGCTGGAATCGCCCGAAACAAGCACGGAACCATTGAGCAGCAATTCCCATTCGAGGTAGTCCGCGGAAAAAGCGCCGTTGTAATTCCATGACAAAACGAGCTGCAATAAAGCCGGGACCGGATACGCCCAGGAGTGGGACGAACCCTCGCTGTCAACCGTTTGGAGCCCGTACCTGTAATACACCGAGCCTTGGGCCGCGAGCGTGTCAGAATCAAGCGTCACTTCCGCGGAAATTCCGGTGGCGCTGCTGCTTGCGGCGCGCGGGTTGTAATGTATGGCCGGGTCGCCCGTGTACCGCAAGCCCGCAAACATCTTATATGTGCCGCAAAGCCGCCCTTTGTGCGGCAAAATCGACAGGCTATAAACCGCGGTTACGCCGCTGGTTCCGTCTTTCGCGTACGGATGAATCTGCAATTCATCGGCCGGCTTGATAGCGCCCCCGACTTCGCCGTCTGCGAGTTCCGCCGTAATCAGGCCGTCTCCCAGATTGGTCGGCAATCCGCCGGCGATCCAGCTTTCCGCCTGCCAAACATCGCCCATCGAGCCGCCTGAAAAATCATCTTCTCGGATTTCGAACGCTCGGTCATCGTTGGCGAGATATCTCAGATTGGCGAGCATCCGAATCGGATTGGCAAGATATGCTGAACCGTAGCGCGTATACCCGCCGCGACGCCCAAGGCGGGCGCGATCTTCCAGCACGTCTATCGGGCGCACGTTCAGCGAGCCGGGCGTTGAATACGGCGGTTGCGATTGAAAAGACGCTCGTCGATTCTCGCCGGCCAGCGGCGCGCGCAGCACTATGCCGCGTTGCCGAACCATTATGTGGAGATCGCCACCCAAGAGGGCGAAGTGCCTTCGCCGTCGCCCGCCTCATTGATGTACAAGTTCGCGTCAGCTTCGCCATCGATTTTGATGAACACGGCGCCCTTGGCCCATACCGTAGTGGTTGGAAGCGCCGTGCCCCAGCCAATCAAGCAACCCTTGGCGGGAACGTAAAGCGCTGCGCCGCTGCTTTCAAGCGAGCCATTCTGCAGTAGGTCTTGGAAATTGTGTAATGCCATTTCGGTATTCTCCTTACCAAATTACTCGCGGGCGCGTGCGAATCCGCAGCACGCCGCCGACATTGCCATAGAAATACAAACTAGTACCAGCAAAGGTCATCGCCGGAAAAGTTAACTGCGTATCCTCGGCGATCGTAAAGTGGTCTCCGCCTGGTTCGTGTCGCATATTGATGTCTTCCTCGGTCGCCTGGAACGAAATCTCGCTCAAATTATCCGGGATGACATACTCTGTTTCGTCCTCGGTAATTGGGACGGCGTCCAACACCTCAAGCGACAAGCCTCCACCTGGGTTCAACGGGCTCACGTCAGCATTCCCTCGAATCGCAGAATCTGAACATCGACGTCTTCACTGTCTACGCCGTCGGCATCCTGCCCTGTGAAATACAGCACGTGCTTGCCGGTTCGGCCTTCCAGCTTCAACGTATCGCCGTCAGCAATCTTAAAGGGGTCGCCACCGCTTTCGCTGGCGACCAAAACGTAACCGCCGTCGGCTCGAATGCGAATATCAATCGTACGCTCCGGAATTGTAAATGAAGTTTCCGCCGCCCCTGCCAGCATGTCGAGGTTGCTGATTGTTAATGTATCGCCGCCTATTGTGCTCATATTAAGCTCCGCTGTACAATACGCCGTTGTAGGTTGTTAACCCCTCAGTTCGGAACACCGTTCGCCCACCGTCCGAATTGTCCCTGTTATAGCCCAACGAATCCGGCGATGCCGCCCGCTGGTCCCGTTTGATGCTACCGGCCAATAACGCGATAGCTTCCGCCTGCTTGTCTTTCGCTCCGTCGTTGAACCGCTTTTCGGCCGCGGCCAGAACAGCGGCTTTGATCGTGTTGGAATGCGCAGCCCCGCCCAGTGGATATGGATTGTCGGCCGAAAGCTTATTGTTTGGGATCGCGTTCGTCTTGTACTGCAATGAATAATGCCTATCGGGCGTCGGGTGCGCGATCAAGTTAAATCGCTGCCCGGCGCTGCTGTCGCTCTCCAGCCATTCAACCGCGACATGCGTTGGCCGGCCCGTTCGAGTCCCGTTGTTCCGTTTCTTGCGAATCACCTCGCTCGACGTAAGCAAGATCGACGGGAGTTGCACGGAGCCGTCGTCTTCAAACACTAGATCGCCCTCGGCGCCCGCAAAGTTGTCGGGTAACCGATAGTCGCCGGCCGCGACTGCAAATGTCTTGTCCGTGCAAGTCGCGTCGCCGGCCAAGCTGATGACAGTCGATGATGTGTAACCCGAAATCACGAAATCGCCAATGTCTGTGATCGTGATCGTCAGCCCGACCATTGAGGAATAGAACGACGCACTTGACGCCGTAAGCGTCGTGACGCCATCGTTATGAACCCCGGTGGCCGTCAGACCAGCCGTGGCCGCCAGGGCCGCCCATACGTCGATCGAGGCCCACGGTTTGAGAAATGACCACTCGTGATCTATCGCCGAGTAAAGGAAATCGCGATAGCCGTCCTGTACACAAATGTCCGCCTGGACCGCTTCGGCGGCGGTCAGGCCCTCGCTTACGTCTGCGAGATAGCCCCACCCCAAATACTGGGCAACTTCTCGCATCAGGTCGTTGTACGTCAGTGTCAGTCCAGGTTCGGCCATCACGATTTACCTCGATTACTCGGCTAAAGGCCGAGCGGGTTTTGCTTCGGATCCGGAGTAGGCGCCCCAAACCCGCCGTCAACCGCAATTGACTTGGCGGCCGTCGGCGGTTCGACGGCGGCCGACGGCGGTTCGACGGCAAGCGGCGATTCATCAGTAACTGGCGTGCCGGGATGCGGCGTCTCAGGTTCGGGCAGTTCGGACGCCTCCTCTTCTTCCTCGTCGCCGGATTCCTCTTCAGAATCAGGTTCGGGCTGGGAAGGCGGCGATTCATCGGCCGGAACGGGCTCGTAGTCCACGCAAAGATCGGCTTGCAGGTTTTTCATCTCGGTCCAGAACGCACACAGCAGCGCGGCGCGCGGCGGGGCGGCGAACGCATTGCCGCATTCGATCAGGTCGCCAAACCTCTTGACCCGCCAGTAGAACGCCAGGAAGTCGGCCGGAAGATCCTCTTGAGCCTTGATCCCCATTGCCCGCTTGTACAGATCCGCTACGTGGTACTCCATTTCGGGGAATTTAACAATATCCATCGTGCATCACCTTGCAACAAAAGTCAGTCGCCGGGGCCCCCGAACGCCGAGGGCCTCGTGGCGACTTAATTTCCTACCTACGCGAACTTTTGCGCAATGCGAATCCAATCCACGTCAAGCGTGGCGGGCGCCGAAGTCTGGTCTACGTGGGCCGCCAAGCAAATGCCGAGGCCGGTTCCGGGCGTAGGCACCTTCGTCGGATCGACATGCGCGGTTCCGGCAACGCCGTTCACATACGGCGTAACGGTTTGGACGCCGGCGGGCCATGTCACTTTGAAACCAAGCTTGACCCAGCCCGCATCTTCCAAGGAAGTCGCGGCGCCCGTAGTGATTTCCTCGACGGTCGTTTTTGCCGTGATAAAACTCAGCGTCGCGACGGTAGTCCCGCTATGCGAGAAGAACCCGATCTTGTCCTTGGTGTCGTCGATAACGCCCGACGGATGCGCGGACGTGATCGTATCGATCAATCCGATGAAGAACTGATCGGGCGTGGTGTCAATGTCCGTCATGCGGACGCGGGCCTCGAACCACAATTCGCTCAGCGAAGTCGTAACGAACGGCGTGGACCGATACATCACGGTCAAGCCGTCGTCGGCCGAGGCGTTCGCCTCAGAGCTCACGCGCAGGGCCCCGCCGACAAAATCGGCGAGTTGCTGTGTCAAGCCCGACGTAACCTCGGTCTGAATCCATTCCTTGATCTCGGTCGTCGAGGTTCCCGTAATCGGAATCTTCGAGTCAATAAAATCGTCGAAGAACGTGTGCCCGAGGTGCTGCTGGGCCGCGATCAGGTTCCACGGGCAATCTTTCCAGAGCCCGCGCGATGCGCCGCGCCCCGAATTGGCGTCAAAGATTTCCGTCATCTTGGCCGGGCCGCCGATCAGCTCCACCAGGACCGTGCCCGGCGTGCTGCTTCGGTCAACCGTTTGCAGCGCTCTCGCAATGACGCCGGACCCCGAACCCACGGCGGTGAACGTGCCCGCGGTGTTCAGACTCAGCAACGTAACGTTGATCGTGCAGCTCTGATCGGTGTAACCCATGCAGATGCTGCCCGGCTCGGCGATTTCGATGACCTGTCCGCCCGTTTTGGCGAGATACGCCTGAGTTGCAACGCCGGCGAAATCGCCGACATTATCCTCGTTGAGCAGTTCGACCCGCTTATCGCGCAGGCCGCAAGCCTCCGCGGCGGTTTCGCCCTCCGCGGTGCCGACGTAATCCCGCTCATAGCAGAACCCCTGCCCTTTTACGACCGCCGCGTCGCCGGTGTAGCGCACCTTGCGAAGATGCGCTTGCGGCTGGTTCGTATATTTTGCAATTCCAGCTACCATTTCAGTTTCTCCTTCAAATCAAATTCTCAGTTTCGCTCCATTCGCTCCGCCGGCTAGACCTGATACAGAATCGCCAAGCGACGGCGGTTCTTGCAGAAGAAGTTGTAGCAAAGGTCGATGTTGCAGCGGATCACGTTGGGCTGTCGCGGATCGCCGACGGTCGGCTTGTGCAACCGCATGTACCAATTGCGCAGGAAGAAAGGAAAGAAGACAGCCCAGTTGATGAACAAGACCGGGTTGGTCGTGTCGGAATCGAGGAACGGCGCCCACTTGATCGAATTGCCACGAAACGTCATCTTGCCGGCGTAATTCTGGAGTTCGGAGCCATGGTTCTCGTTCCGAGCTTCGCCCATCTCTTCAAGCAACTGTTTCGTCGTGTAATTAACGTAGATCGAATAGTTGTCGGCGCCTCGCTGGTTCTGGGGCAGGTCAATCGGCGATTTGAAGTGAATGTGATCGTAAGCCGTGCCCATCTTACGAATCAGGTCCGTCTTTGAAACCGCAGAATAAGTGCCGGTCCAGTTTCTCCACTTCTCTTGCGTTACGGACGAAAGGCCGCCGGCGCCGTCGGAGAATCCCGCCGGGTTTCCGCCGTAGAATCCTTCGCTGGCGTTACGCACCAGCCACATGTAGATGCCCCAGGGCGTCGTCACGTCATCCGAGTCGCTGGGCTTACCCCAAAAGTCGGTTTCGATCCGCTCTGCCATGGAAGCCATCGCGTCGGAATGCCGAACCTTGATGATGTCCACAATTTGTTCGTCGCCGCTGTTAAGGTCCTCTTCGCGCAGGTCGAACGAATAGTTCGCGTTCGTAAAACGAATCGGCGCCCGAACAGTGGTCAACACGTCCTGGACATCGTAAGTATTCTCTTGAAACAGACCCACGTTCTTCGCAGAACCGCTGTGACCGGTCATCACGGTTTCTTTCCAGCCGCGACCGCCAGCGAACTTAACTTTGTGACTCTTTAGGATTTGCGGAACCGCATGGAACTCCTGAAGATCGTGGATCAGGTCAGTCCACACGAATTTTTTTTCCTTGTCGCGAGTCGCCACTACCATATCGGCGATGGCGTCCGCGGTCAGTTCTGTGGCCATTGATAGCTCCTTCTATGCAAAGCGCCCTTCAGGTCCGCCCCGATCAGTCAGTGTCGATGCCGTACTTCCTCTTGACCTCGCGAACCGCCTGGAGCTGCGCTTTGCGCACGGCCTCGGGGTCGTTGGGGTTAACAGGCGCAGCACGGCGTTCGCGAGTGGCGGGCTTGGAGGATTTCGCCCCGTCCCACTTCTCGCGTTTCTTGGCCAACTGGGTAGACTTCTGGGCTTGTTCTTTTAGTTCGCTCTCGAATTCGCTCTGGAGGGCACGCCTGAACAGCACTGCCATATCCGGCTTTTTCTCCGGATCTCGCGACAGCGCAATGGATTCAAACTCGTCCATCGCCTGCGCGAGCGTTAGGCGGCGACGGTGGGCGCCGCTCGATGGGTCGAGTTCCAGCGTGGCCCCCTCGCCAAACAATTCGGGATTGCCGACGTCGGCAATCAGCTTCTCGAACGACTCCATCAGGGCCTGCTGGTCCTGCTGGCCCGGCAAATGCGCCGCCGGTTCGGCGTCTTGTCGCGACGCCTCCAGCTTGGCCAGCCGCTCATTCTGTCGCTTGATAAAGTCGTCTTGATACTTAATGCGTGCGACGATTTCGGGATCGTGCATTTCCTCTTCAATCTCGGGCGGCTCGTAGGCGGCAGGCGGCTCGGCTTCGTCGGACTTGCTCGATTTGTCGTCAGTCGTCGCGGGGGAGGTAGCCGCGTCCTTGCGAGCCCGTTTCATGTGCGCCTTATCCATCCGGTTCAGCATCTGCCCGGCTCTCTCGGCGCCCATTTCCCGCAACTCGTCTTCGCTTACATCCCAGTCGCGAGCCTGCGCAAGCAAGCTCTCATCGAATTCGGGCTGCCCTTCGGCTTCCTTGCCGTCTTCGCCCGATTCGGGATCATCCCCCTGGTCTTTGACGTCGTTGCTATCATCCCCCGTGTCAGCGTCCCCCGTGTCGGCATCGTCGGACTCATAACCCGGCGGTATTGCGATTTCGTCCGCAGCGGCAGAAGCGCTGTCTTTGCGATTTTTCTCGGCACTGGCTTCATCAATGACGTCGCCAGGAAACACGTTCGATTCCGCCGGCTCCCCAGCGGGTTCCATGATGTTGGTGGTCATCGTGCCCATTCCTTAAAAGAAGGCGGGAGAGCCGCACGCTCAGCGCGGCTCTCCCGAAAGAGCACGTCAAGTTCGGGCCGGACTCCCGGGTCATGACTCCCGGTTCAACCCTGTCAGGCGCCGCACTGGGCGGCGCTCTCCCATCAATTCAATAACCGACTACCGGTTAATCTCCTTGTAGCGATCTCTGCTTCAAAATTTCCATGATCGATGGCACGCTCAAGCCGGCGTTTTCTCGTTCCAGTTGCAACGCCCAAATCTGTTGGTCTTGCGACGTCCAGCGATTCAGGATTTGCGTCTCGATGCCGGCCAACCGCATATCAATCTCGTGTAACTGTCCGCTCACCCACATCGCCGCGGACACCGTTACGATGATCGCCGTCAACGCCGCGGCAATCGGAATCCCATGTTTTGTCACCTTCTCCACGTCGCCCTCTCTATGCCGTTTGCAACGCCGCTGCTTGCGAATCCTGCTTGCCAGCTCCGGCTAGTATTTGTTGTAACACTTGTTCGTTCCCTCTGCGCGTAGCGCCGGGTGACACATGCTCGTAAGTTCGGCTCGTGTTCGCGGGCATTCCCTGCTGTTCGGACGCCGCTCTACCTCCCCCCCGCGATCCCATGAAGAGGAAATCGCCGAGTTCGGCCTCGATCCCTTCCAGTCTTGCGATAAGCTTCAAGAATCCGCGGAAATCGACCGTGATGCCCTGGGCGGCCATCGCTCCAGCCGCCGGCGTAATAAACTTTTCCCACAACGTGTACACCGAGCGAAGAATCCCGTCCGGCGTGCGCGGCCGTAGCGAATACGGATCAATCTCGATGCCGTAGTCGTCGAAATCGCCCAGCCTATCCATCGGTCCCCATTCGACATGGAACGGAATCTTGCTCCGTCCGGCATACCGCGTCAGGCGGTGCGTCGTCTCGGGATCGGCCCACAAATACCACGCCATTTTGTGCATGACGTTGCCGGCGAACGTATTGACCCGATTTGCCATGGCGTCGATCTGCTGGCCGGCGTTGGCGTTGAGCATCTCGTCTTGACGGGCCGTGCCGGATGCCGGCCCCAGGCCGCCCATCAGTTCGAGTCCGCCCGATTGCATCATAAAGGCGTCTTTTGCCAGAAGGAACGCTTGTTGCAGCAGGGCGTCGGGTCCGCCGTATTTCATTTCCTTAACGCTGTCGATCCGGTCAACCCCGATTACTTCGCCGTCGCCGGCGTTCATGATCCGCTTGGCGTCACGCTCAGCGCCCTTCTCGAAAACCGTGACCGTCTTCGCGCGTTCAGCTTGGCGACCGATCTTGCGGAACAATCGGTTGACGAGATCGTGCAAGTCGCGTGTCGTCATGACCGGCGCCAACGGCATTTGATTGTCGGGCACAATTCCAAAGCCGAGATATTCGTACATCCCGTCGGCCGGGCCGCTCCATTTTCTGACCCTCAGCGGCTTTTTCGGGTCTTCGGCGGCCGTCGTAACTATCAGCCCGCGTCGCGGCAGGAAGAAATCGACCAGCTCCACGTCTTCTTCGAACGACTCGTGGCTGCCGCTCTGGCCGGCCGAAATCTCGGATGTTTTCTCCGCCCCGGTTGAGTCGGTCGCGCGCGGCGAAACGGCCTTCAGTTCTTCTCTGGCGCCGGCGTTGAAACGTCTGTCGTTGCGAGCCTCTTCCAGATTAACCAGATACCGATCGCCGACGAATGAAACCCGGTCACGCCGCTTGGCATTCATGTCGAATACGAAATCGTCGAGGCTGATACGCGAGACAAACGGCAAGCCCGTCGTTTCATCAACGCCGGTTTTCACGATGCCAATGCAATAGATGGCGTCGATAATCGCGAGTTCCAACTCTTCCTTAAGCTTGATCTTCTTGATCGCTCGCGCAAGTGCGACCTCTAGGGCCGCGGCGTTGGGCTTCAGCAGCGTGTACTCGGTCGAGGCCAGCCCGCGAGGATCGCCGCCGACCAATCGCCATGCCAGAATCTGTACCAGCATTTCCAGCAGGTTCACAGGCACCTTGTCGCCGGCGCCCTCTTCGGCATAGTGCTCGCCGACTACCTGTTTAACGACCTCGCTGCGCTTCTCGCGGAAGACATTAAACCGCTGGCGACTGTCTTTCGAAGCGTTGATAAGCCGTTCAAAATCTTTTTGACTGAGCGAGCCCGCCATTACCAAGCCCCCTCTTTTTTCTGTTCTGTCGTGACTAGTTCCATGCGATGTTTCACGCTGTCAGGCGGGGCCGCCCGATTCTGCATCATTGCGTCGTCGTCATCATCGTCGTCGCTCCGGACCGAAACGAAGTGCCGGCGAATCCCCTTCCAACACAAGCCGTCCGCAATTACCCGGTCGCCGTGGTTTTCACGCGCTCCGGTCGGATCAATCTCGCCCAAGCCGCCGATATGCTCGATCGACTGATTCGGCATGACGACATAGCTCTCGCACTCGCGGATCGAGATTGCGTCGCGGTTGATGCACTCGCCGGCCGCCATCGCCCGTGCGTACTCGCCGAGCATGGTTTTCTTGGTTTCGGTCGTTGACCACCATCCGGGGAACAGCGTGCGTTTCTTCTTGATCGAGTCTTCAGCCTCGCGATAATAGATGTAGCGATAGCCGAGCCGGATCACTTCGCCGCCGAACTGGCGCCCTGGCCCGTTTGCTTCCCAGACCATAAATGCGCCGTTGCCGTCTTCGCCGACCGCCCAGCGTGCGACCGCAACGCACAGCTTGGCGAACGTATACGGGTCCATACCCGTCGTGGCAATCTTGCCGATCAATTCGCCGGTCGCTTCGTCGCCGAGCGTCATTGTCGAGTTAGAAGCCCCGGCGCCGTCGTTGTCGGCGTTCCCGGTGGCAATGTCGCAACCCATCACATAATTTCGATCGCGAGCGAGGCGGCCGTGGGCGTCCAGGTGAGCCCACAAGCGGAACAATCCCATGGCTTTGTCGATGAAACCTTCGATCGGTTCGGCCGTGTCGGGCTCGTACTCGATTTCGCCAACGTGCAACGGCGGACGGGCGTCGCGCTTTTCGGCTGCGACCAGCATCTCGCGATTGAAAAACAAGGCTTTCGAGCCGGTATAGTCAATGTCGAGTTCCTGGGCGATC